GGACCGCATCGAGACCATGCCCGCCTTCGATGAGGCCCGCGCCGAGATGGTAGCGCGGACCGAGAGCCAGTTCGCCTACAACACCGCCGCGATCACGAGCTTCAGCGAGTACGGCGTGTCCGAGGTCCAGGCCATCGACGGCGACGGCGACGAGGTCTGCGCCGCGCGCAACGGGCAGGTGTTCAGCATCGCCGAGGCCGAGGGCATCGAGGACCATCCGAACGGCACGCTGGACTGGGCTCCCTACTTCGCCAAGGCCGACCCGATGGTCGAGGTCGCCAAGGCGATGATCGAACTGTCCCAGCGGGAGCAGCGCCCGCCCGTCGTGAACATCACCACGCCCGACGTGATCGTCCATCCGCCCGACGTCCACGTCAGCGCCCCGAACGTTGTCGTGAACATCCCCGAACCCAAGGCCACCAGCAAGCGCGTCGAACGTGACCACGACGGACGCATCGTCGCCGTCCATGAGGAGTAGGCAATGACCTTCGATCTCCTGCCCCTCTCCGACGGGGCGATCATCCAACTGAACCGCGGTCGCAAGGGTGATGCCCGCGTCCGGCTCGGGCCGAACATGGTCCACGCGGCCATCACCCACCCCGATGGAACGGTCAGCGACCTCGGCATCAGCCAGAACCTCCTGACGAACATCGGGCGCGACTGGCTCTCGCAGGCCATCGGTCACGTCCCCGCAGCGGGTGGCGACGGCTCTCCGAACACCGCCGTGACCGCCACATCCATCACCGCTACCGGCACGCCGTGGACCGCATCGAACCTCGCCACGCCGCAGCTCGGCCTCGCCGGGATGCGGGTGATCTCCCCGGTGACAGGAGTCACCACCGCTCCGGTCTACGGCAACATCGTGTCGAATACGACCTCGGTGATCACGATCGACCAGTGGTGGACCACTTCCGACGCTCTCGGGACCACCCCTGCCGCATTGAACGCCTTCGCCATCAGCGGCACGCGGGCGGCCGTCCGGTTCATGGCCCTCACCACCAACGCCTCGGCTGCCGCAGCCGCCAACACCACGCTGGCCGGCGAGATCACCACGGCGGGCGCAACCCGCGCCCTCGCGACCTACGCCCACACCTACGGCGCGGCGACCTTCACGCTCCAGAAGGCGTTCGCGATCACGGGCACCCTGACGGCCATCCATCGAATGGGGCTGTTCACCACCAACGCTTCGGCCGGTGCTGATCCGATGATCTTCGAGACGGTCTTGAACCAGGACGCCACGGTCGGCAACGGTGACACGCTCACCGTTACCGAAACCGTGACGCTGAGCGGCTAGTCATGGCTGACGGACTGTTCTACAACGATCTGCGAGAGCCGTTCATCGCGGCAGACCTGACGGCCATCTCGCCCCTCGCCACGGCTGTGGCGCTGTATACGCCGTCGTCGTTCCCGGTCCTCGGCGGGCAGTACTTCTCCCGGCCCGGCAAGGCGCTCCGCATCCGCTTGTTCGGGCGCTGCACCTCGGCTCTGACTCCGGGCAACGTGTCCTTCGCGATCTACTACGGCACCGGAGCCTCGGCCAACGGAGTCCTGCTGGCATCGTCGGGCGCGGTCGCGTGGACCGCCAGCCAGACCAACATGAGCTTCATGCTCGAGGTCGACGTGACCTGCCGCACCACCGGCTCGACCGGAACCTTGTTCGCGACGGGCTTCGCCAAGTTCAACGTGGCCGCGGTTGCCTCCACGCTCCAGCCGCTGCTCATCCCCGCGACCGCTCCGGCAGCATCGTCCGCCTGTGACCTGACGGCCGCTCTGATCATCAGCGTCCAGATGCTCCGGTCCGGCTCGACCGCAGAGACGGCGCAGGTTCACCAGATGCAAGTGATTGCGCTGAACTGATGCCGATCATCTTCCCGGTCCGTCGGGCGCTCCACGGGTCGAAAGGCATCGGCCCGCTGGAGGGCGGTCCGCTCGGTGCCTCGCCTGCGACAGCGCAGAGCATCGCTGATGCCGCGAGCGACGCCATCACGACGTCCGAGAGCGTCACCCGCATCCTCGCCGCGAGCCGGTCGACGACGGACGCGCCGATTACTGCCGATGTCGTTACTCGAGTCCTCGCAGCACTTCGGACGACGAGCGACGCGCCCTCGGCGGTAGGGGTCGCGACCAGGACGCTCGCCGCGCTCCGATCAGCCTCCGACACGACCACGACCGCCGAGACGGTATCGCGGGTCCTGTCAGCGCTTCGGACGGTCAGCGAGGCCGTTGCAACCAGCGATGCGGCCACGAGGACGGCGGGACTCGGCCGGACCGGGAGCGATGCCGTCTCGACCGTGGACTCGGCCACGCGGATCGTCGGGGACCTCAACTCCACCGCCGACAGCGCCTCGATCGCGGATGTCGCGGCCCGGACACTCGGGGCGGTCCGGAGCACGCCGGATGCGGTCACGACCTCCGATGTCGCGGTGGCGTCCAAGACGTTCCAGCGCGCGACTGCCGATGCCATCACCTCGTCCGATGCGAGCGTCCGCGTCCTGTCGATCATGCGCACGGCGTCCGACTCGGTCGGGACGAGCGATGCGGCAACCGCTGCCGGAGGCGCTGCTCCGGTCACGGTCGGCGGACGGGGCCACGGGGCCTACTTCGACCGACGCACCGCCGCATGGCAGGCACGACCCGTTCGGACGCCTGCGGTTGCGCAGGAGCCCGACACCTTCCGTCTGCCGGTCGATGGAGCCCAGATCCTGCACCTGTCCGACTACGCGACCGTCAGCGTCCGCGAGGACGACGACTGGATCATTCTCGACAGCCTGGAGTTGGCCGCATGACCCCACTGAAAGCCGAACCGTTCACGACCTCGGAGCTCGACCGCTGGCTGGCCGGCAAGATGCCGCGTCGCATCCTCGTCGCGCCGTTCGGCGGACCGCTCGCCAAGGCCAAGGGCCTCGACCTGGACGGGGAGTACTTCGATGAGCGGACCGACTTCTACGGCCCGTATCCCGAGCTCAAGGCGAGCCGGGATCGGCTGGTCGACTTCCACCACACGACGTTCCTCGACCGTCCGGGCACACCTGCTGAGGATGCCGTCAAGGGCGCGATCATGGGCCGGGTCGTGCTCGATGACCACTACGAGGAGCCCGACTGGGGCTTCGCCGGACTGTGGGGCGACTTCTGGGCCAATGCCGGTGAGAAGCGCCGAGCCCTGATCGCCCAGCTTGAGCGGGCCGGCCACCAGCTCTACGGCTCGACCCAGCCGATCGCTGCAGGAGTTCGCCGGGGCAAGGCCGGCCACATCGACGTCTGGCCGATCCAGTACCACACCATCTCCACCTCCCCTCAGAACACCTACGCCATCGTGCCACCGATCAAGGCGGCTCTCGATGCGCCAGAAGTCTCGATTGCGGCGCTCCGTGCGTTCGCGGTCGGGTTGGACGACCTCGGGTCCCTCCGCGATCCCTCAGCGATGGGCGATCAAGGGGCGAAAGCCGGGCGCGTCTTCTCGCGGCGCAACGAGGCGGACCTCCAGGCCGCTCTCGATGAGCTGGACGAACGGGTCACCGCGATCCGCGCGCTGCTCAACGACCGGCAGACCAGGACGGAGCCCGTGCTCCCGACATAGCCCATCCCGCGTGCTGACGGAATGCGGAGTTACGACAGCACACCGAAGCGGGCCTCCCCACTCCGCGGGAGAACACGTTGGACATCTCGACCAGTGGAGCGTTCGGAAACGATCCGCTTCAGTCCGCCACGGCGGAGCAGATCGGCAAGGCTGCCGCTCAGCTCTCGGCCCTGACGGACGAGCTCAAGGAGGCTCGTGAGGCAGGCATTGCCGATCGCGTCGAACAGCTCGGCAAGGCCCAGGCCGAACAGGCCGCGACCTTGACGACCCTCAAGGAGAAGCACGACACCGAAGTCGCCACCGCCGAGGCCAAGGCCCGCGACGAGCAGGTGACCGAGCTTCTCAAGTACAGCCAGTCGGTCCGCGAGCCCAGCAAGGCCCGCGAGATCGGCAGCTACCGCGCCACCCCGACGTTCGATCCGGACACGAAGGGCGCGTTCATCTACGGCGTCCACGAGGCCAACGCGCGCGACAGCGAGCGGCAGGCCGTCGGCAAGGCGATCCTCGCCGCGCTGCGTGGCGAGAGCCCGAACACGTCGAACGTGTCGGGCGAGGCCAAGGCCGTCCTCGACGGTCTCGTCGGTGCCCGCCGGCCCGATGCCAAGGCGTATTCGTTCCAGGAGGCTTGGGGCAAGTCGACCCTTGGCACCACCGACGCACTCGGCGGCTGGATCATCCCGAACGCGGTCGTCGACGACTTCATCGTCCCGGCCCAGGTCGACAACATCTACCGCCGTCTGATGACGGTCGTTCCGGGCGTCACGGCCTTCGCCGTCGACCTCCCGTTCCGCTCCGCGATCCGCAACCGGGCAGTCATTGCTGCCTTCGGGGCGACCAAGGAGAACGTCGACCTCGCGTACAACGGCTACACGGCCACCATGTACACGCTGGCCCGGATCTACGACATCGGCAACCAGTTCGTCCGCCAGTCGCGTGGCGCGGCCGAGCGGGATGTCATCTCCGAGCTCGCGGCGGCCTTCGCCCAGGGCGAGGCGTACTACATCCGTGAGGGTACGGGCTCGTCCCAGCCCTTCGGCTACACCCCGGCACTGACCAACGGCCCGGCCGCGTTCCGGACCTCCTTCACCCCCAGCGCGACCACCCTCGCGGGCTCGATGGCTACCTCCATCGCGAACGCGGCGGGCGCTCTCGCCGGGCGCGGCGTCAAGGCCAGCGCGGCCGTGATGTCGGCTTCGTCCTACTGGATCATGGTCTCCCAGGGCACCGACTCGGCGGGCTTCTTCTTCGCCCCGGCCGGCGGCCCCGACACCCTGAACGTCCAGACGGGCACGCTCCTCAGCCCGTGGGGGCTTCCGGTCTATCCGGACGCCGATGCGGACCTCGACGGCACCGCAGCCGTCATCGACAACCTCGTGGTTGCCGACTGGAAGAAGTTCAAGGTGTTCTTCGGTCAGGACTACCGGGTCGACTCGTCCGACCAGGCCGGTACTCGCTGGGACACCAACCTCACCGGCTTCCGCGGTGAGGAAGAGATGGGCTTCGATGCCCGCCCGGCCGTGTACGGCGGCTACGCCCAGATGATCACGGACATCACTCCGTAGTCATCACCGCCCCGGCCCGCTCCTCCTGGTGGGCCGGGGCACAACTTCTGGAGGTGCCTCACATGGCAACAAGCAAGAGCCTCAAGACCGCCGTCAAGACCGAAGCCAAGCAGGCCGAGGCCGCTGCCAAGACCGGCGACGTCAAGACCGTGCCCGAGACGAAGGGTCCGGCCGACCTCGCTACCGGCGCGCGCAGCCATCCCCCGGAGGGACACCCCCGGTGAATCAGGTAGGCCGGTCGGGATCCGCTCCCCGGCCGGCCTATGCCCAGTGTGAGCGGAACAGTGAGCGGAGAGCGGAATGACCTACACCGAGACCGATGGAGCCTTCCGGACGCCGAACGGGCGTGCGGTCGTGTTCCGCTATCGGACCGAGACCAACGACTGGAACACCCTGAACGCTTCCACGACCGAGGACGAGTACGGGCTGCGCGGGCAGGAGATCACGGGCGACGTGCTCGATGTCGGGGGCTACCTCGGCTCGGTCGGCATCGCCATCGCCATCGACAACCCCGATGTCCGGGTGACGATCATCGAGCCGGTCCCACCGAACGCGGCGCTGATCCGCCAGAACATCGAGCGCAACCACGTCGGGGACCGGGTGACCCTGATCGAAGGAGCGGTCGGCAAGGGCGGCGAGAAGGTCGCGGTCTGGTACGGCTACCGGGGCACCGAGACCGCCGAGCACCACGCCTTTGTCGGCAACTCGTCCATCGCCTACGACCACGGCGGCGAGCTCGACCATGACGAGGTGACCTACACCGCCCGCTCGCTCGACTCGCTCGTCGGGGACGGGCTGGCGTTCCTCAAGATCGACTGCGAGGGCGGGGAGTGGGCATTCCTCCACGGCCCGGCGCTCAAGAAGGTCGAGCGCATCGTGGGGGAGGCTCATTCGGTCCGTGGCAAGGTCGGCGGGGACATCGTGGGCCTCCTCTCGGGGACCCACGACGTGACGCTCACGGGCGATCCTGCGGGGACGTGCGAGTTCTCCGCGGTCCTCCGATGAACATCCTGCTCCTGACTGCTCACGACATCGCCGAATACGACGATCTCCGCATGTTCACCGACATCGGCCACGACGTGTTCAGCATCGGGGCCTACACCGATCCGCCCAACACTGATTCCACCCTGCGCCCGGCTCTGGATGGCCCCCGACATCCGGAGCTCGCGGCGCGCTGCATCGAGCAGCGGGAGAAGCACGCCGACGACCCGACGCAGGAGTGGATCGAGGGCCAGCTCCACAACATCGTCGACTGGGCCAAGGCGGACCTCCACCCGGACATCATCGACTGGGCGGACGTGATCATCTGCCACCACTACCTGGAGTCGTGGATCGTCCGGCAGTGGCCCCGGATCAGGCACAAGCGGGTCATCTGGCGGACGTGCGGGCAGAGCAACGCGCGGCTCGAGGAGAGCATGGCGAAGCTCCACGATGACGGCTTGCAGATCGTCCGCTACTCGCCCAAGGAGGAGGTCGCGTTCCGCCGGCTCGGGACGTGGGCCGGCCAAGATGCCCTGATCCGGTTCGGCAAGTATCCCTCCGACTACGGGCCGTGGATCGGGGACGATCTCGTCGTGGGGAACGTCACACAGAACATGGCAGGGAGAGGCGAGTTCTGCGGGCTGTCCTTCTGGCTCAACGCCACGCAGGGGCTTCCGGTCAAGCCGGCCGGACTTGACTCGGAAGCCCTGCCGAACGGGATCGGCAAGCTCTCCTATCCCAAGATGGTCGAGTACCTGAAGCACATCCGGGCCTACCTCTACACCGGCACCCAGCCCGCCTCGTACACCCTCGGCCTGATCGAGGCGATGATGACCGGCGTCCCGGTCGTCTCGATGGGGCCTGAGTCGTGGTGGATCCCGGACCTGTTCGAGGGACCGGAGATCACGGGCCTGTCGGCTGACCCGCCGCAAGCATGGGCGGCCCTTGCGAAGATCCTCTCGGACGAGAGTTACGCCCGCGTGCTCTCGGACACGATGCGAAAGCGGGCCATCGACCTGTTCGGGATCGAGACCATCGCCCCGCAGTGGCAGGCGTTCCTCGAGGGAGCCGCGGTCGAGTTCTCCCACAACCGGGCGACGGTGACGGCATGACCAGCCACGAGTGGGCACTGATCGGCCTAGGTCTCTGGCTCTGGAGCCATGAACTCCGCCATCTATTCGAGGAACGTGGTGGCACATGGCGGCTCGTTCTGCATTTGGTAGTCGCCGTCGCGTCAATCGTCTTCGTCTTCGGTGCCGTTATCGCAGCGCTGCGCGATGCCGGGAACCGGGGGCCGTTCGGATGAACGTCCTAGCCGACCGGCATCACGGCGGGCTGTTCCGCTCCCTCCAGCTCCTCGCGGATCGGATGGGCTGGACGATCTACACCCCGACCGGCCACGAGTGGTGGGACGAGGGCTATTGGAACTTCGGACGCTGGACGTACGGGGATGATCGTCTCGCACGGCAGTTCCTATCCCAGACCGGACCCGACCCCGAGTTCCCCGACACTCCAATCCGCTACGTCACGCTGGCCGAGGCTCAGGGGATGGACTGGTCGCACGTCATCGCCTCAGTCCCGGACAACGAGGCGGGCTTCTCACGCTTCGCGCGCGAGCACGGGGCCGAGTACGTCCTCCAGGTCGGCAACACCGGGCAGGCCATCGACTGGTCACTCGATCCGCTAGCGCTCGTGTCGTCCGAGATGCCGATCCGGGGCCGTGGCGTCGTCTACCACCAGGAGATGGAGGCGGTCGCGTTCGTACCGCCATGGAATGATCGGACCGCGGCGTCCTTCGTCAACTGCATGCCGTCGATGGGGCCGTGCTGGGACCTGCTCCAAGAGGCTGGGCGCGACTTGTCGATCGACGTGTGGGGCATCGACGGTCCGCTCGGGGTCCTGAAGCCCTACGTCGCGCTCTTTGCCCTGATGGCCTCGTACGGCTGGGGCTGGCACGACAAGGCGCAGGGCGATGGGTTCGGCCACGTCATCCACTCGTGGGCAGCGGTCGGTAGGCCGCTGATCGGACACGGTTCCCACTACGCGGGAAAGATGGCCGAGCGCTTCTGGCAGGACGGGATCACCTGCATCGACCTCGACCGCCATTCGATCCGGGATGCCGTGGAGATTGTTCGGACGATCACACCCGAGGATCACGAGCGGATGTGCCGAGCGATCCGGGCCGAGTTCGACCAGATCGACTACGCCTCCGAGGCCGAGTCGATCCGCGAGCTCCTGGCGGGGGTGCCGGCATGAGACTCCTGTTCTTCGGGGACCTCGCTCCGACCGGCTTCGGCACGGTCACGATGGACCTCGGGCGCGCCCTGATCGACCTCGGCCACGACGTGCGGTTCGTGTCGCAGAACCGGGTCTACAACCTGCCCGAGCCGTTCCTGTCTCGGACGTTCAAGATCGACCTCGCAGAGTTGGACGAGGACGGCAGCGAGGCATTCGGGGAGTCGTCGCTGGCGCTCAAGACCACCGGCATCGCGGGGCTGATCGACGGGCGGCTATGGAAGGATCACTGGACCCCGGAACAGGCGCTCATCCTCGGGGACTTCGGCAACGTCCGGATCGCGGTCATGCAGGACGAGATCACCCGCGCCGCGTTCAGCATGATCCCGACCTGGCATTACGTCCCGATCGAGGGAGTGGATCTTCCGCCCACGCTCCGCGAGATGTGGTCGCTCGTCCGCCCGATCGCCATGAGCGAGTTCGGGGCCGACGAGATCGCCAAGATCACCGGCGTCCGGCCGCCGATGGTCTATCACGGCGTCGACTCCGACACGTTCCATCCGGTCTCGCAGGAGCGGATGCTGGTCGTGAACGGCAAGAAGCTCCGCTCCAAGGCGGACTGCAAGCGCCTGTTCGGGGCCACTGGCGGACGGTGGATCCTGCGGACCGACCGGAACGTCGAGCGCAAGCGCTACCCCGAGCTGTTGCGGGCGATGGCTCCGGTGTTGCATGAACGGCCGGATACCTCGCTCGTCATCCACTGCCGGCGACGCGACGAGTTCGGCGACCTCGAGGACTCGCGCAGCAAGTACCCCGCCCACATCCGGGAGCGGATCATCATCACCGACGCAGGCGGCAACCTCGACCGGCCGATGCTCGTGGCGCTGTACAACGCGGCCGACGTGTACGTCAGCAACTCGGCCGAGGGCTTCGGGCTGACGATCGCCGAGAGCCTGGCTTGCGGCACGCCTGCGGTGGGGATCGACTACTCCGCCGTCCCCGAGGTGATCGGACCGGGCGGAGTCGTCACCCCGATCGGGTCGCTGATCGACAACCAGTACGGCTACTTCTGGGCTGCCGCGAACCAGAAACTGCTAGGTGACGCGGTTGCATCGCTGTTGGATAATGAGCCCGAGCGGAAACGGCTAGGACGTGCCGGCGTGGCGCACGTCCGCTCGTCGTTCGCGTGGTCCACGGCAGCGCGTCAGTTCGTTGAACTGATGTCTCCTCCGCTCGAGGCTGTCGCATGACCACTCCTTCGTTCGCGTCCGAGGCGTCGGTTCGCGAGATCCTGAGCCTGAACGGGGCCTCGACCTCGCAGTATTCCTCCGACCTGATCGGGTCGAACATCCGCGATGCGTCGTGGTTCCTGGAGCGCGCGACGCAGCGCATCTTCCGGGACGAGACGAGCCTCACCCTGAAGTTCACGACCAACAACGCCGACACGGTCTACCTGCCCGGCCTCCGCACCGCGTCGAGCGTGAGCCTGAACGGCGCGGCGTTCGTCGCCGACAGCTCGTACTGGCTGGTCCCCGACGCGCAGCAGTCCGGGGTCTATCTCGCGATCTCGTTCCACCCATTCGGCGGGCAGGACTACCGCTCCAACCCGGAGTGGTTCGACCGCAACCTCGACAGCCCGAAGTGGCAGAGCCTCCAGGCGTCCCGACGTTCGCTGCCCAACGACCTCTCGATCGCGGGTGCGTGGGGCTACACCGACGCCACCCTCCCGGAGCCGGTGCGCCGGAACACCGCGCGATTGGCGGCGTGGTACACGATCCGCTCGGATGCGCTCCTGTCCGGGGCGCGTGCGACCGAGGCGGGCATCTTCGACCTGTCCAACCTCCCGGTGGAGGTGCAGCAGTTCGTCGCCTCGTGGAAGTCCGGTCCCCAGGCGGTCGGGCTGTGATCGAGGGCCTTCATCCGTTGCAGGCCCGTCTCGCTGCGATCGGGGACACGAAGGGGCAGGCCCGCGAGCTCGGGCTCCGCACGGTCGCGTATGCCAAGCACGACGTGGCCCGCAAGACCGGCACGACCGGCAGGACGATCCGGCTCGCCCGCGTGACCGAGGACTCGGCCCTCGTGGAAGTCGGCGGAGCGGGCGCGTATCTCGAACGTGGCACCAGAGCCCACATCATCCGCCCGAAGAACGGCAAGGCCCTGCGCTGGCCCGCCAAGGGCACGCCCGTCACCCTCGGAGGTCGGGCGCGAACCGGAGCGGTGCGGAAGCTCGGCAAGGGCGCGTTCGCCTTCGCGACGTTCGTCCACCATCCGGGCACCAAGGCCCAGCCGTTCCTCATCCCGGCAGCCAAGCGGGCGATCCGCGAGGTCGGGATCGGGACGATCACCGAACGCTGGAACGCGGCCGCCTGATGGCTGCGATCACCCTGACCCAGTACCGGAACGCGCTGTACACCCTGCTGACCGATCAGCAGACGGCAACCCCGACGCTGCTCCGGAAGGTCTACCGCTGGCGACCCGGCGGGATCAACGAGAAGCCCGCGGCGTGGGTTGGTGACCTGAACGACGTGCTGTCCTACGACATGGGCACGCGCAGCCGCGAGATCACCGGGGAAGTCCTGATCGCTGCCACCTATCCCACGGACATCATCACGAGCGCCGATCCCTTCGACCAGTTGCGCGACGCGCTGGTGGAGCGGTTCACCCTGAACCCGCAGGTGATCGCCTCGACCATCCTCGAACTCCTCGCGGTTTCGGAAGGCGACCTGTCCCTGGAAGGGGCAGATCGGACCAACCACTACCGCGGCATGACCCTGACGACCCGCCTGCGTATCTGGGAGGGACGCGAATAGCCGTCTGACCTCTCTCGACATCGCCGTACCTGCTACTCGCCACTCACGCGCCCGGTCCGAATGCGGAGTTAGGACCGGCCCCCGCTTCGCTCCCCACTCCGCGGGAGGCTTGCATGACGATCGCGCAGATCCCCGGCGCAGTTCGGTTGCGCCGCAACCAGTTCGGTATCCAGTCCGCCCTGAACACGGGCGTCGCCGCTACCCGCAGGGTGCCGTGGCGCGGCGGCATCATCGTCAACCCCAACTGGACCGACCCCGATGTCGATGTCGGCTCGCTCGATCCGGTCGCCCTGCCGACGCTCGGACTGCTTGAGATCACCTCGACCAAGACCGGCCCGGTCTACTTCAACGACCTACCGCTTCGGCTGAACGCGGGTCTCGTCGGCGGGATCGCCGCGACGACCTCCGGCACCTCGAAGCAGTGGGACTACCAGGTCGCGTCGCTGACCTCGGATGTCTTCGACATCTTCACCAACGAGACCGGCGATGACACCGAGGCCACCGACGGCAAGATCGGCATCGGCGGGATCATCGACTCGCTCGAGGACACCTATCCGCAGGATCTCGGCGCGGTCACGATCAACGACAACTGGGTCTATTCCACGGCCACGATCGGCTCGGACCTGACCAACTCCCTGACCGTCGACAGCGCAGCGGTCCCGGAGCTCGCGGTCAACACGACGATCAAGATGGACTCGACCGCGGGCACCATCGGCACCACGCTCCTGACCGATACCGTCCATGACGCCAAGGTGTCGGTGGCGAACAACATCGACAAGAAGCGGTTCATGAACGGCTCCAACGGGGGCAACAAGCTCGGTGGCTACGGCCGCGGGCCGCGCGTCATCTCCCTGGTCCTGACCGTCGCCAAGACGAGCGCGATGATCACCGAGGCCAACACCCTCCTGACCGCCGTCAAGCCGAGCCGGTTCTTCGACATCGCCAACACCTCGACCTCGTTGGCCTCGGCCGGCATCCCCTACTCCGACCGCCATCGCGGCGCGTTCCGCCTGTTCGAGACCTCCGAGACCGAGATCGGCGGCAACGTCGCCCTCGTCCTGACGTACCACGCCTACTACGACTCCACCCTCACCTACGCCTACCGCCGAACCGTGGTCAATACCCAAGCGACCGTCGTGGCTCCGTAGTCATGGCAACCGAGCGGATCCCGGTCCGGGTCAGGGATTGCTCCTGTCCCGGACAGCCCCACGTCGATGGGGATGTCGTGTACCTGCTGCCGGTCCTGTCCCTCGAGGGCGGGGCCGCAGCGGAGTACGACCTCCTCGCGACCCAATCCATCGAGGACGAGAACCGGCGGACCTACGCCATGCTCGCCAAGTGGACGGCCACGTTCGTCCGCTACGGCGCTGTGGGCTGGAACTGGATCAGGCTCGACGGCGACGGCCGATCCGAGCCGGTCCCGTTCGATGTCGAGCTTCTCCTCGCGGACTACTCCATCTCGCGCCTCATCGCGGAGCAGGCCAACAACCTCTACTCCGAGGCGGTGATGCGCCCTTTGTTCGAGACGGCGGCGGCCAACGCGCCAACGCCCAATCGCCAGCAGAGACGATCGCGGACTGGACGGACCGCCGGCTCGACCTCTCCGCTCCGGGCATCAACCTCGAAGCGACCCGCGTCATCGTCGGAGCCCGGTTCGGATGGTCCAGCGTTGCGGATCGCCCGATGAACTGGGAGGAGTTCACCCTGGCCCGGCTGCTGCTCGCGGAGGAGCGGGTCGGCTCACCCGTTCGCGAGCACGACCGCGCCGAGGTGGCTGAGGAGGAGCGCGGCAACGCATTCCTCCGGGCGAACGGCATGGTGGGCTAGATGGCTCTCGCTGATACCGCTCGCCTCGCTGTTCAGCTCGACCTCAAGGGCAACTTCGCGACCAACCTGAAGTCAACGCAGAAAGCCCTGAGCGGGTTCGACAAGTCCATCACGAACACGCAGGGCCGGGCGTTCAAAGCCGGCCAGCAGATCGGGACCGGGATCAAGTCCGGGGCGGTGATCGCAGCAGGTGCCCTCGGGTTCCTCGCCACCAACGTCGGCCTCGGGCTTCGCTCGCTCTCGGAGCTCGAGACGGTCGTCACCCAGACCAATGCCGTCCTGAAGTCAACGAAGGGCGCGGCAGGTCAGACCGCCGACAGCATCCGCAATCTGGCCCAGAAGTACGAGGGACTCAACGCGACGATCGACGACAAGGTGATCCAGTCGGCCGAGAACGTCCTGCTGACATTCACCGCCGTCCGGAAGCAGGCCTTCGAGCCAGCGATCAAGGCTGCGCTCGACATGAGCACGGCCCTCGGGACTGACCTCCAGGGATCGGTCATCCAGATCGGCAAGGCGTTGCAGGATCCGGTCAAGGGGATCAACGCCCTCCGTCGCGCGGGAGTGAACTTCAGCGCGGACCAGATCAAGGTGATCAAGGCGCTGGTGGCGACCGGCGACACCCTCGGCGCTCAGAAGATCATCCTCGCCGAGCTCAACAAGGAGTTCGGCGGATCGTTCCTGGCGGGCGGGAACACCACGGCCGGCAAGGTCGCCAAGTTCAAGGACTCGATCGAGGACTTGCAGAAGGCGCTCGCTCAGGCGCTGCTGCCGACAATCGGCAAGGTCGCCACCGCGCTGTCGAAGTTCCTGTCCGATCCGGCCGTTATCAGCGGCGTTGAGGATCTCGGCAAGTCGATCGCCTCGCTGTTCTCTGACGACAATCTCGCCAAGGGCGCGGACTTCCTCAAGGGCGCGTTCGAGACCGCCAAGGAAGCCGCGCCAGTCGTCGCGGCAGGAGCCAAGGCCACGTTCGGGCTGGTCCAAGCGGCGGTCGGGCTGTTCCGGTCCCTGCCGCCCGAGATCCAGAAGCTCGCGGTCGGGGCGTTCGCAGTCAACAAGCTGACCGGCGGGCTCGTCACCAACATCGCGGGCGGGATCATCGACACGGTGGGCAGGTCGTTCCTCCAGCGTGGCGGGACTCCGGCGAACCCGCTGTTCGTGGTCGATGTCGGAGGCGGGATTGGCAAGGCCATCCCAGGTGTCGCTGCTGCTGCTGGTGCCGCGTCTGTCGCCCTGCCGGTCGCGGTCATCGCGGCGTCCATCGCAGGGCCGATCATCGCCCAGCAAAAGATCAGCTCGGACCTTCAGATCCAGGCGTACAACGACGTCACGACCAAGGTCGCGACTCAGATCAACGGCGGATCGAGTCTGGCTGAGCTCAAGCAGTCTCTGATCGCGGTCAAGGTCGGGATCGCCCAGATCCAGGTCGATCCGCTCAACGTGCTCGTTGGCGGGCAGGCACTCGATGAACTGAAGTCCAACGCCTCGTCATTGCAGCAGGCAATCGACGTGATCCGGCTCGCGGGACGCGACACGATCGGCGGGCTGGACCGAGTGGCCGCCGCGACCCAAACCAACACAGTCGCCACGGTCCACGCCACCGACCGCGCGGAGGCCATCGCCTCGCAGAAGGCGAACTCGATCCGGGCCGCTGCGGAGCACGCCGCGCTGAACGTTCGCCGCGTCGAGGCCGCGGAGAACCGGACCTCGATCGCCACGCGGACCGTTGCCACGCGGATCGACAACGCCCGGAGGGCGCAGGTCGCCGCCGCCTACGCCACATCGCGAGCGGTCAAGGACAAGAAGACCTCGTTCAACATCACCGTCCCGGTCACGACGAACGTCTCGATCCGGGACATCTTCAAGAAGGTCTCCCAGACCACCAGTTACGGGCGCCTTCAGGGATGACGCTGTTCGCCTATCTCGACGGCGCTGACCTCGGCTACCGGGTTCGGCTCAACGGCTTCGGGCTGTCATCCCGTGCGGACGGCTCACTCGGCATCGGCGGGATCGTGTTCGATGACTCTGACGCCACCCTGACCGTCCGGGGCTGGCAGTCCATCGTGGTCCGGGAGACGGCCTGCACCGCTGCTCCGACGCTGTTCACGGGCTTCATCGCGGACCGCAACTACTCCCGCAAGGGCGAGGCCGAGTACCGCACCGGGACGGCTCGCTGGATCGACACCAACCTCATCGACCAGAACGCGGTCCTGCACTTCCGGCTCATCACCGACTCGGACGGCAAGCGGCCCGAGGAACTCATCTCGGCCCGGATCAGTTGGCTCCTGAACTCCGCCTACATGACCGGGTTCATCTCCGACACCTCTCTGGTGGACAGCACCGACCCCGTCCCGTTCGGAGAGGCCGACTACCGGGGCCAGTACGCCGACGACGTGTTGCAGGATCTGGCGGGGCCGATCGCCAAGCTGTTCTTCGTCTACCCCACCCAGACGCTCGGCGCTCGGGGATTGTTCTTCAACACCCCCACCGCCACGACATCGACCTCGACTCTGACCTTGTCGAACGTCCTGTCGGACGTGGACAACGCAACCTGCTTCCCGGCTGGCAACGTGGTCCTGAACCGCGACCCGTCGGAGGTCTATTCGCTCGGGCGCTTCACCTACGCCAACGGCACGGTCCTCGACGCCAACGGGACCGGACTCACCACTCGCACGACCTACTTCGACGGCAACTCGCTCGGCAACCGCGGCATCCAGGTCGAGAACTCGCGCGTCGGGCGGATGGCAACCGCTCGATCGTGGCTGGTCAACATCCTGACCCGCGATGCGGCGGAACGGGACACGATCACCCTGACCACGATCCTGCCGGCGGCCAAGGCCGGGCTGATCGCTGCCGGTCAGCGGGTGCAGGTCCGGTTCACCCATCTTCCGGGATACGAGACGGCCCGCTACGTCCGGGTCACTGCGCGGACGATCCGGCAGGCGCAGGGCACACCGGACTTCTACGAGCTCGACCTTGAGCTGTCCAACGGCGGCCTGTCCTCGACTGGAGGAGGTGGGGCTCCCGGACCGGGGGTATTCCCCACGCAGCCAAGCGGCCCTCCGTCGTTGGTCCAGCACAAGCTCGTCACGACCACGGGCGCGGCGGCACCGTCGATCACCCTCGACGCCGTGCCGGGACTTGGCGGGCTCCTGATCTGGTCTCAAGTGTGGCGCGAGACGGCGACACCGATCACCACTCCGACCGGCTTCACCCAGGTCGGCTCCACGGTGGACCTGAACATCTCGGGCGGAGACGACTGCCTCGTCCTGTTCTACCGGATCAGCCAATCGGGCGATACCGCCACGTTCTCTTGCACGGGCAGCGGGTCGAAGGACACGGTCATCGAGCTGTCCGAATGGCTCGGCTCGTGGGACTCCGCGAGTCTCGTGAACACCTCGGGCGTCGGGAGCGGGGCAGGATTGTCGGCGAGCGTCACGGTCACCCCGACCGCGTCCAAGTCCGCAATCGTGTACGGGGCGCTCGGGGATCGGAACGTCAACGCTCCGGGTGACCCGTCGTTCGCAGCCGGAACTGGCTACACCCTGCTCAACACATCCCAGACCCCGACCGGCCATCCGCTCCTCGGGGCGGTCTACAAGATCGTCGCCTCGACCACCGGCTCGTATTCGCCGAACGGCGTCGCCACCGCGGGCTCGTTCGGCGGGGCCACCTCGTTCTGGGGCGAGGTCGCGGCGGTGTTCGTCCAGAACGGCGATCAGGCCGCTGTGCCGATCCCCGGCCAGCCGGTCGGACCCGAGACGGTCACGATGGTCGGCGCTTCCGGGACGACGGCCAACCCCTTCGCAACGGGCTCGCTCCGGGTCTACGTCGATCTTCTCGATCAGACCGCCGCGGTCACGACCCAGAACGCCGCGCTCGGCACGTTCACCCTCGGCTTCACTCCCAAGACAGGCGAAGTCGTCACCGTCACGTACCTCGGTCGCTGAGATGCCTGATCCGACCGGACGAGTCAGCCACCTCCCCGACTTCCATCGGGGCGTGTCGTGGAAGCAGCCGGTGCGCGTTGCCAGCACGGCCAACGGAACCCTCGCGACGGCATTCGCGAACGGCCAGACGGTCGACGGGGTCGTGCTCGCGACGAACGACCGGATCCTGCTCAAGGACCAGACGACGGGCTCCGCCAACGGCATCTATCTGGTTGCGGCCTCGGGTGCCCCAACTCGCGCCTTCGACATGGACCAGGACACCGCATCCTCGGTTCCGGCCGAGGAGGTCATGGGCTCCGTCGTCTACGTCATCGCCGGCACGACGAACGGCGGGACGCTCTGGCGCAATACCAATACGACCGCCCCGACGCTCGGGTCGACCAGCCTGACGTTCGCCCAGATCACGCTCAGCAGCCTCGCCGCATCGTCCGTGACCGTCCTCGACTCGGCTGGCTACTACACCGCCACCGATGTCGAAGCGGCACTGGCCGAGCTTGCCAAGAAGGACATCGGCTACACCGCCCACGGCAACACCGGGGCCACCGAGACGTTCGATGCCCTGACGGGCTGGCACTCCGCGACCCTCGACGCCAACTGCACCTTCACGTTCACCGGGGCCACGTCCGGACTCGTCGCGGCGATGGTCCTCGAGCTCACACAGGACGCGACCGGCTCCCGGACCGTGACGTGGCCGGGTTCCGTCGTCTGGCCGGGTGGCGCGGCTCCGACGCTGTCCACGGCTGCGGCTGCGGTCGATGTCCTGACGTTCTTCTCGCGCGACGGCGGGACGACCTGGTACGGCTTCCCCACCGGCAGCTCCGCCATCACGGTCAAGGACGAGGGCTCGTCGCTGGCAACCGCAGCCACCTCCATCAACTTCGTCGGGGCGGGGGTCACCGCTACCGGTGCAACCGCGGCTAAGACGGTGACGATCCCCGGCGGCGCGACGGCCTCCGATACGGGCGTCTGGCGTCCGACCGGCGACGGCGCTGGCGGCTTCATCTTCGACGGCACCACCTTCGAGGTCCTCGTGGGCTTCGGTCCGGCATAGGGAGACCTCAATGGCGAACACGGTTGCAGGCATCCACCTCACAGGCACCCATGCAGCACGTCCCGCAGGCAACGCCCAGCCGGATGGGTCGCTGTATTCATGCACGACGCACTCGCTGGTGTATCAGAGCAACTACGCGGGTAACTCGTGGTCGACTTGGGCGACCCTCGGGGCTGCGGCATCGGGCTCCATCACGGCATCCGGCTACACCCAGTCCACCGCGAGGATGCTCGGGCGCTCCACGGCTGCGACAGGGGCCATCGAGGAGATCACCGTGGGCGCGGGTCTGAGCCTGTCGGCAGGGTCCCTGACCGCGACGGGATCGGTTACCCCGGCGTTCGTCGGGGCGAAGGCATACCACTCGGCCGCGCAGACCCTCGTCGCGGCGACGTTCGCGGCGATGCTGATGGACTCCGAGGAGTTCGACAGCGGGACGATCCACGACAACACCACGAACACCTCGCGGATGGTCGCCCCCTCCACCGGCAAGTACCTTCTCAGCGCCTACATCTACTTCGTCAACATCATCGACCAGAAGGCGGTCCTGGCGCAGTTCTACAAGAACAACGCGACGGTCATCCGGTCGCAGCCGGTCCTGCACACCAGCACGGCCGGCAGCGCGAGCATCGGGATGATCCTCACCACGATTGCCTCCCTGACGGCGGCCGATTACGTCGAGGTCCGGGCCTGGCGTGAGACGGCGGGCAACATCGGGGACGCGACGAACGCGGAGCAGAACAACAACTTCTCGTTCGTTCTCCTCGGGACCTAGACGATGGCGTATCGTCCGCAGCGTGCTGACCCGACGACGGTTCCTGATCGGCTCCGGCCTCGCGATGGTCGGCGCGATGCCACTCGCTAGGCTGCTGGCGGCTGGCCGTGGCTCGGGCGGCTTCACCCCGCCTCCGTCGTGGAGCATCACCAGCCCGTCCGCATCCACCATCAACGGCAACCTCGCGGCGACGCTGGCGAGCAACGCGATCAGCGTCACCACCTCGAGCACACTGCGCGAGACGGGCTACCGCCCTGCCTCCATCTACAACGCCCTGTGGACCCGCGACCACGCCTACGTCCTGTGGCACAACCCCGGACTCCTGACAGCGAGTCAGCGGCGGCAGTTCGTGACGTACACCCTGTCGCGTGCCACGACCGGATCGGAGTCGGACCCCGACGGTGGGACGCTGCCGGCCAACTGGATCGCGGATCGGATCGACTCGGCTGGCGTAGCGACGTACAAGAACGCCGGCTCGGGGAAGCTCCCGTTCATGGACGGGATCGCGTTCGTGATCCTCGCCCTGTGGTCCGACTGGA